GAACCTTCTCCAGAATTTCCTTTTTGGTATACTTGCCTACAACGATCAGACCTTCAATGAAACTATTCCGCTCCTGAATTTCCTCAGCTGAAGCACGTTTGCGTTTGGGCTTGGCATCAGTTTCCTCAAGTGTTTTTGAGGGTTGCATCTGTTTCCGTATCTCATCAGGCATACATTCCAGCATATCCGCCCGGAGGAGCCGATGGCCTTGAAGGCCTTTATACGAGTCCAAATCTAACTTAGCGAAGCATTCCCATTCCTGAGCCAGCTCTTTCAACTCAACCAATTTCTTAGCCGCTTCGAAGTTTTCTATCAAAGTGTCTTGCATAGCTTCCTGGATCGCTGCTTCTACTTCTTCTGCTTCCATTTCTGCTTCTGCTTCCTCTTCTGCTTCTGCTTCCTCTTCTGCTTCCTCTTCTGCTTCTGCTTCTGCTTCCTCTTCTGCTTCCTCTTCTGCTTCTGCTTCTGCTTCTGCTTCCTCTTCTGCTTCCTCTTCTGCTTCTGCTTCTGCTTCTGCTTCCTCTTCTGCTTCTACTTCTTCTGCTTCCATTTCTGCTTCTGCTTCTGCTTCTGCTTCCTCTTCTGCTTCCTCTTCTGCTTCTGCACCTTCGATAGCCTCCTTGACTCCAGGGATATCACATTTAAGAGCCTTGAGAGTTTTCCATACGATATCCGAAAATTCATCCTGTTCTACATCGATCAAAGCAGCCGCTTCAATACATTTTTCTTTCAAAACCTTTACTTGGAGATTCAACAAGATAGGAGGTTCCAGCCCTAACTCTTCGTTCAGTTCTTTTGCAACCTTTTTGAGTTCTGCTTTTGTAATTTTGCTTGTCTTCATAATAGATTCCTCTTTCATATCTGTAAAGGTGTTATTAGTGGAAATTCGTTTTGTCTCAGGATTGCCAAACATTGTATCCTTAAAATTATTACATATACCAAATCCTCGTAATGGACTCATATTATCTAATCTAAGAAGCTCGTTGTAAGCCATTTGCAGAACTTGCATACGAGACATATTTCGAGTCCGTTTCCGAAAATAAACTAACGCTTTCTCATATTTGGTAGTCTTTTGTCCATACTTTTTCAGCCAATCAATAACCAGATGATTGATATTTTCCAGGGTCTCTATAATGTTTTCCTTGGAACGGAATTTGAAATCATCAATAAGAAACTCCAGTGCATTTGTCATAATAGAATTTGGTGAGTCATTTATAATGATTCCATTCATCTCGATTAATTGGCTTGCAGATTTCATATACCCTCCTTTTTATTTTGATTAACCTCCGTTCCAATCTTTCTGAGTTTCATTATATAGTATCTAATCAAAAAGTCAAGACTTTTAAAGACTTTTAAACTTAAAATTTTAAAGTCTTTAAAAACAATACCTTATCATCCTTCCCGCATCATCTTTGCAAGACGATTTGCCCTATCCCCTACCTGTCTTGCCCATTTCGAATCCATCATCTCGTCTGCTGCTTTTTCATAATCCCCATCTCGAAGCGCCGCGATCATTTTTTTGAACTGCCGGAAACGATTCGGCCCCAGGTTAAACCTCATATTAACAAGGACTCGCCATCGATTCGGAGAAAAATTATAGAACTGGAATCCCATTTCAGTGAGATCAGTATTACAATTTTCAATATCATTCCGCAGTAGATATAAAGCTTCATCCTCAGAGATACCAACATCTTCAATATTCCGACCGATTCCGATTGTTAACTTGCCGGCCGGACACATGTATGGCTTCAGTTTCAACCCCTCATCTCTAATCAATTCTTCTTCAATCATTGTATATAGCACTCAATCCATCCTTATTGTTTTTTTAAGTTCAACAACAAAACCCCGTCCTCTCATCTTCTGTTGATAATCCCGCGCCTGCTGCAGCCCCTCCAACGTCCCTGAAAATATTTCGATCATAATATTAAAAGGATGCTCGGGACTTGGTTTTTCTACCTGGACTTCATACCTTGTCATCTAACAACTCCCGTTTTTTTCTGTGTATCTACTTCAAGAGAAACAGTTTCAGTTTCGAAAATTGTTTCTCGGAAAATATCTCCGGCTAAACCAACATATCCCGCTTGATCATCATAATTATCAACTTTCCCGGCCCCTGTAAGCTGCCGAGAATGTTTGTAGAGAATCATTAATTGTGCAACATTTAACGGCGTCAACAAATTTGAAAGGACAGAAACAATCTGATGTTGCATATCATCCGGAATCAGCACGGAAGACTCAATCATTCGATTTGTAATGAGTTGTTTCAAAGTTGCATTCCAATGATCAGCAATTGTTTCGAAACTATTTTCAGGGGTCCCGTATTGATCTAACCGATTTCCGTTGATAATTTCGAGGGCACACTTCAAACTTTTACCTCGTTCTGTATTTTTCATTTATTCACCTCAATATCTTGATGAATCTTGCTTTCCGTTACCGTCGTCTGTCCTTTATATTTCCCGCTGTAACCCGTATCGCAGCCGTCAACCTTTTTAAACCTGATCTGTGCAATCCGTCGCCCTGGCGTCAATACGATCACACAATTTTTCGATTCGTTCTTTATCTCGAGCGTTACACGGCCCTCGAATCCAGGATCACAAAATCCAGCCGTGCAATGCACACTGAGAAAACACCGGCCCCAGCTCGACCGGCCATCTACAATCCCCGCTAAAAACAGCGGAATATTAACCGTCTCCTGTGTCATCCCGAGAATAGTGTCGCCGGGATTCAGACTGATTTCACCGGATACTGGATAATAAGCAACGCCGCTCACGCCATCGATTATTTGTGCATCTAACGTTTTGAATTCGTTTCCAAGACGCAAATCATAACTCGCTGGCTGCTGCTGTTCAGCACGATACGGTTCAATCAAATGCATTGACCGGCATAATTTTTCAATTTCCACATTTCCGAGCATTAAGGCCCTCCAACATTAATTTTGATCTTTCTTCATCGATTTCGTTTTGTACATAATCCCAAATATCGATTACAATCTCTCGCATTTCCCGACCGGAGTAATCGTTAATGATGTGTGCCATAACCTCCAACTGCTGTTCAGTCGGTGTAATTTTCACTGTATCCTCACAATTTTATTCTCATATTTACCAAGTGATACATTCCATTTAACTGTTGACAGCGACAGATGTTTTGCTTTTTTCGCAATCTGAATTTTGTTTCGATTGTGCTGTGACAACAGGATATAATCACAAGTTTCAGCTATCCATGGCGTTAAATAATCCCCGTTTGTATGCAACCCGATACTGATATTTTTATACGACGCGAGAATCCACATCATTTTAGCGTATAAATCAGGCTGTAGTGTTGGCTCCCCGCCGGTAAAAACAATGGCATCCAGCCAGCTTTTTCGCTCATCCAGTAAATCCAGGATTCCTGACCATTCAATTTTCCCACGTTTTTTTGGGATCAAATCTTTATTGTGACAGTGTGGACAATGGCGGTTGCAGCCTTGTGTGTAAACAACAAGGGACATCTTGCCGGGGTAATCAATTATGCTGTTTTTATAATATGCTGCTATTTCCACATTTTTTTCCTTTATTGGGTCAATAAGTAGATTTTTTTACCTATTGTAAAGTTGAGCGGTGGGGCGGTCCTTTGCCCCATCCGTTCTCTAACTTTTTATTGGCGGGCGCGTGACCCGCGCTCAGTTAAAACAGCTTTTTTCTGAGGCTGATACCTCTCGGTATGCTTCCTCAAAAACCGCTTTTGGCGACCAGGACTTGTAACCGTCTGGATATTCAACGAAGTACCCTAGCCGTGTATCTCGGTTGGAAACGTCTTCTCCTTTGTAGGTCTTCAAAAAAGAACACTCATCCATGGGAAACGCTCTAATCAATTTTGCTCCAATGTACAATTTTTCTTCTGGCATTTAATTATTCCTTTCTTTTGGTTCGCTCTACGGTTTATCCGTAGTAGCGTTTTGATTGGCTCTGCCTATAGGTCAAAGCCAATATACTGTTGAATGAACAGCGAGGTCTGCCAAATATCAGGCCGCACACGCGGGGATCGGGCAACGTCCTTCCCGCCGCGCTATCGGATGCTCTACCGTTGCCGGTCATATTGCCCACCGAATTAACCTCACTGCTCAAAAGTCATTCAACAATCAGATTCAGCAGACGGAGTACCGCAGCTGATCTGGGCGTTATATTACTCAAAGTCCTTAATTTGTTTAGCCATGTCAGCTAATTCAGAAAACAATTTCTCAGCACAAAAAGATGGTACAGAAAATCCACTTCTTTTTGTCATTTTATTATCGTCGCCAACGGGTTCCCAATATTCGACACAAACATTATCCGAATATCCTGTACACCTATATTCCCACCCATCTTCATTTTTTAGAGTCATTTGAGGTATTTTTGTTAATTCTCTCCATGTATCATTCATATTTCACCTCAAAATTAAATGTAGTTTATTTCCTTACCTTCTTCTCTGATCGTCTTAAATACTGGAAATCTCAATGACACTTCATCATTATTTTGATTTTGACTTTCCCCGAAAAAGGTAATCTCTGCTACCCGACCAATGAATTTATCTTTATTATTCCAGAATACCTTCCTCTCGTCATCTGAGAAGCCGCTCCCGACGCTCACTTTATTGCCTTTATATGATACTATCAGATTTCCTAATGTCCCGCGTAAACGCCCTTCTCCTTCTTCTAAGGCAATAATTTTCAGGTCAGCGGATTGCATCTCTTTTACTTTAAGGAGATTCCTTGTGCGCTTACATTCATATGGAGAGGAGGCCACATTAACCATGACTCCTTCGTACCCGTTCGAGATCGCCTGTTTTACTAAGTCAGAAACGTAGGATAAATCATCCCCGTGATATAGAATAGGCACACTCTGAATAAAATCCTGTGTACAAGATGCCATATACTTAATCAGAGATTGTTTCCGATTTGCACAAGGTGTTGGTGATGAACCTTCTATAAAATCATCAATAAGTAAAACATCAAATACATGGAATACAACACCTGTTTTGATACCTTTCTTCCGTACGATTTTAGATGTAGAACGATACCAATCATCTTCTGTATTGTCGATTGCAAGTAATTCTCCATCATAGACGAAACCTCGTGGTAACTCTATTGCTGCTTCTTCGATTTCCTTAAGTCCTTGATAGAATTGACCCTGCCTTGTTCTGATTTCAATTAAACCATCATTATGACAGAAAATGAGAGCACGGTGTCCATCCAATTTTGGAGTGACAATGATATCACCTGTAATTCTATGTTGGAAATCTTGATACTTATTCGCCAACATCACATTGAATGTAGGAATATGTAATTGAGTCGGAGTTACTTTATTCCATGTACTGGCTGTAATTCCTAATTTAAGTGATTTTGTGACCAAAGCCTGGATTAAGGGGGTTGTATTTATATTTGCGTACGTCGATATAAATACCTGTACTGTTGCTATATCAATATCTTTCCCCGTGTTATTCACTTTGAGATATTGGAGTAAAGAAGGTAGATTTTTAGGTATCCGGATACTCTTATACTGAGAAACATCCGAAAGAACCTTGCGTACCTTTTTAGCACTCAATCCAGTAACAATGTATGGGTTGAGGAGGAATTGCATAGTTTCCACGAATAACTCATTGTCTTGATTATCTTTGATAAGTTGTTCTTTAGCTTTACGCCCTGTTACATCTTGTAACTTGTTTGTAATTTCTAAGAGAGTATACATCTTACCTCATATTAATTTGCCTGTAAAAGGATGAATTTTACAGGCAAATTATTTCGATTTTAACGTTTAGGTGTATCCCCGATAACCGCTACCATTTCTTTCCTTTAGCTATGGCAACAATTCAGGGTGTTCAACTTGATTCCGGACTGACTCAATAAACAGCCTCCATTCCGGTAACAGGTGTCCTTTTCGCTGCATAATGATATTCTTGAGCCCCATGTAGTTCAGATTCACGATTCTTCTTTGCAAAAAACCTTCCGGTAAGGCGTTTTTTATTACATCGATAGGCAACCCAGCTTTTATTTTGTTGTTTATTTTTGCAAGATATTCATGATCAATTCCGCGCTCAAAATCAGCAGGAGTTAATTTTTGCCTTTTTAGCATATGCATCGTGCTCTCTGAACGCTGTGCCTTCCCGACACCATACGTATCCATCTCTACCCACCAGTACCGCGGCGCTCTGATATCCCACCAAGTCTGAATCATTTTGAGAGCCCCATCATGACCTCGCTCCATCTTGGAAAGTTTTGATGTACGGTTGCCACACGATACAACAAGCTCTTCAAATTCTCCTTTAAGAAAATCTTCAAATTCAATACTGCTGGTTTTTCCAAATGACAAGCCATCTCCGAATACTGCTTGATCGTACCCTATCTCACCAATCAATTTTACATACACAAGCACCTCCATTAGTTTTTATTTCAAATCAAAATGTTTATGCAATTGGAAATTAAAAATAATATGAGATATCAACTTTGGCAGCTTTAATGCAATTTGCTGTGTAATATACTCTACATCTTTACCGGATGATACTGATAATGCTATGTGTAACCCTTTCCAATCAGATCTTATATTTTGGAATGCTTTCATAATCTTGATGGAATATTCCAAATCTTCCTGGTTTTTAATCACAAACTTAATCCAAGTTTGTGAAAAAGAAAGACATTTAAGAAAATACGAATATTCCATCATCTTATTCTGTTCACCTGAGCTGGGAGTTTTGTAATCAAAAACATGACAAATCGGGAGAAAAGGTTTTCGACTACCATTGGTTTCAACTTGAATAATACACTCTTTATCACTCAACAACGAAATCAGTTCCCATAATTCTCCTTGATTTTGGAATAAAGGCTCGCCTCCTGTCAAAATTACATTGCTACCAAAAGGTATTTTTTCACTAATCCTTTTCGGAGTCATAACGATTGCATCTTCTGATTCTGTAGATTGTGCTCTTCGAGTATCACACCAAGCACAACGTAAATTACACCCTTGAAAACGGATAAACCAAGCAATCGCCCCTTGAGGAATAATCCCTACCTCTCCACTAATCGATTGAAAAATTTCATTGATTTCCATATTTTTTTTCCTTTTTAGTACGTTACTTCTGCGTATCCAGTATCAGTTTCCCACAATCGGATTTTAACCAACAGAGGAGACTGCTGTTTAATTACCTGGAAAATATCCATGGCCATATTCTCCGCGGTTGGATTCTTTCCGTAGGATTCAGACGTTAGAAATGAATGATCATACCGATCAATAATCGGTTGAAGAATTTCCTTGATCCTTTTGAAATCCATTACCATTCCTGTTTCCGGATGGATTTCGCCTTCAAAGGTACACTCGAGTTTGTAACTATGTCCATGGATTTGTTTGCATTCCTCGGAATAACACTGTTTCAATTGGTGTGCTGTTTCGAACTTTACAATTTTTGTTACTCTGATTCTCATTTATCTTCCTTTCTTCTCTTAGGAGTTTTATCAAGGAAACTCCCTGTAAATGGTCTTCCTTGTTGCAGACATTGTAGAATACAGACCTGTCTTCCAGAACCTCCCTCATCATCTCGAACCATCAATTCATTTATTCGTAGGATTCCTAATCTTTTTTCAATTCCTTTTTGATCCTGATTCAATCCATAAAACGCTGTGACGTGACTGTATTTTCGTTTATCCTCACTGAAGTTTTTCAAATTCAATGTATCTTGATCATAACTATTTGCATCAGCTTGTGTCGCTGTAACAACCAGGCAATGTCTTTCTTGTGATATTCGCCGGCCACCTTTCCATATCTCATTTTGTTTGTGACGAAATTCATTGGTAGGATCTGTCAACAAATCCATGTAATCAATCAGAACAACATCTGGAACGAAATTATCCTGTCGTTCCCATCGATCCAAAACAGCTCTGATTTCTTTGATAGATAATGTACCATTGTAATACGTACTGAGTTTATATCTACCTCGCTTTCGTTTAATGACTTTTCCCTTTGGTTTAAAAAATTCCTGGCGGACTCGCTGGGCTTCTTTTGCTGTTAATGGTTTAACTTGTTTGGTTTTTTCAAACCAAACCGACCCTACAAAATCAGGGCAATTGTACATCCCACATGGTTTGTAATCTTTACCATGTTTATCTATCAGTTCTTCGATAGCTTCATGGGATTTCCCTGCTACACTCTTGATGTAGGAATAGGCTTGATTAGCTTCCGTTTTTGGATTGATACATCCATACCCTTTTCGTCCCTCCCGATCACACTCATCATTGAAATTACGCCCACAATCTAAGACAGGTACTCGGATAGGTTTACAATACTTGGATTTATCTGATTTTTTAGCAAGAGAAATACATATCCTCCGAAGTTGCTGATCTTCCGTCATATCGCCTGCCTGGAAGAATGCAACATTAGCTCCTTGTCTACAAGCACGAATTGATAAGTCCATCAATATCCATGTCTTGCCTCGTTTTTCAGATCCGAGAAAAGCAATAAATCCCCCGCGTATGAGCTGGTGATTTAGGAAGCCACCTAATGGCCCGGGGTAGGTGACAGTAGGCAATTCTGCTAAGGAAAATGCTAATTCTATCCGGGCATCCGAGTCGGAACTGGATAGGTCTACGTCATTTTCGGCACCTTCTTCAAGAGGACGATATTCAGAAGCAATAGCTTCCGCCTCTACTAAATCCCCTTGTGATAACATACCTGTAATCTGATCGGCGAATAGACTCAGATTCCGTTCTCTGAAGTACTGTTTGGTTTGATCCATCAAGTACTGAACATTGAAATGAGTTCTATCATATTCATCAGATAGATCAGGTAGTATATCTTCTTCGATATCTTCAGCAACTTCTTTATTGAGTCCGGCTTTTAATTTTTGTAGGTAAATCCCCTCAATATCTTTGCCAGGAGCTTTTTCGTATCTTTCGAAATACTCCATACACCATCCTGCAAGAGTTTGGGCCATGTTGGATTGGAGTATTCGAATATCCCACATTCGAGAAACTTCGCGGATGTAAGTATCAGAAACAATCAGGCCGATCACAATCCGGCGTTCAATATGTTTATCAGGTTTCATTTCCCTATGAGTTCCTTTCTCCTTTGATATGCTTGTTCAGAAGCCTTTTTCAATTCTCCTTTCCATTTTTTAGTATGCTTGTAATAAAAGGACCATACAAAGAGATTATGGATATAACGGATTCGAAATTTTATTTCCTGATATAGATTCATTTCCCAATCCTATAATCTTTATTAGTAAAATGTTTGATTTGGCACATTTCGACTATTCTACTTGGAATACGATCATCTCCATATTGATGAGCAAGTCCATTCAGATCAGAGTTTGATGTAATGATTGTTAATTTCAGATTCTCATACCGATTATTAATGATCAGAAGCAATATGTTTAGAACCCAATCCGTTACCTTTTGCCCGCCGATATCATCCAGGATGAGGATATCTGTCTGACTATACTTCTCAATGATTTGCTGAGATGTTTGTGAATCATTACGATCAAAACTTGCACGGATTTCCTCAAGTAAATTGAGAACATTAACAAACCCACCAGTTATATATGGTATATCATCTAATAAATATGATTGTCGTTTCAACTCCATTAAAACGGCAGATGCATAGATAGTTTTTCCAGTACCTGCAGGACCATACAAATACAACCCCTTCTGTACCGGGCTTTTTTCAAGCTTTATTCGAACGAATTGTAAAACTTTTACAATTCGAGGTGAAAATATCTGAGCAGCTTCTTCCCATTTGATTAGATCCCATTGTTTCTTTTTCATACATTCGCGGCAAAGTTCCCGATTATTCGAAATTGGTTGCTTACAGATGAGGCATTGTTTCATATTTGATACGGTTCCTATAAATACTTTGTTTAGAATTCGTTTCACTTTATAATATATTATACTGATTTCTACCTATCTTTTTGAGGTTTTTTTTCAGGATCATAAATTTCTCCGGTTGGGTAGGAAATATTATTTGTGACTTCTCTGGATTGCAGGGTGTGGGTTCCAAAACTGGGTTTTTTCGAAGCGGAATTGTTGGTAATACTTTCTGGGAAAACACCTTGCCAACCATTTTCCATGGACAGCTCCAACGCTTGCGTTGCTTCCTGAATGGAATATTTAGTTAGCTTTTTTGCTAGCCTTGATGCTGCTACCTTAGTCAATTTGGAACCTTTCTCTTTTCTATGCTGGATGAAATCTCTGATTGATTCTTGGAAAGATTTATCATTCTTCCATTCTTGTGGAAAGAGATTTAGAATCCAATCAGAATCAGAAAAATCCTTTTTTTCTTTTTGGTCTTCTTTATAATTAGTCTTCTTTATAATTAGTCTTTTTAGTCTTTTATTACCCTGACTGACGGTTCCCCTGACTGACGGTTCCCCTGACCCAGGGTTTTCTATGTCAGGCTTTTCCGGTTCTTGGAATTCTTTGTTGAATGGCTCCATCCCATATTTCTTTAGTCTACGCCGGATTCGTTTCCAATCAAAAGCATTGGCCATATCCACGCAGATCCAGGTGGATCCTTGTATTCTTTTGGTAGGATCTCCAGCCTTGCGATATCTGAGCCGGATCAAATATCCATTCTGTTCCAATTCTCTCAATCCAGATTCGATAGACAATACGCCATCTGTCCCATACTTTTGGATGGTTTTTTTGAATGAAAACCAGCCTTGTTTATTGCTGAGGATCAGGGTTAAGATTCCTTTAGCTTTCCAGGACATTTTTGGATTGCGGATTGTATCGTTAGGTACTTTTGTGAAATTATCAGGGGTGTTGTGGACGATGATATCTGGAAGCCGGTTTCCAGCAGGAGTCGTTCTTTCCATTATATCCCCTCCCGATTTATGTTGTTCGCGTGTTTCTGAGCAGCAAGTCTTTCCAGCCATTCTCTATCTTCTTCGATCAGCACATCTTCCAAGTCTCCGGCAGTCAAATGCCAAGATACCCCAATTATATACTTCCTTCCTGGTCCTGGGTTGCGGTGGGTTTCTTTTATCAACAGTCCCGCTTCGAGTAATTCATGTATTCCTGAAGAAACGGCATCCCAGCCTTCTTTGGTATGGTCGAGCAGGAATTCTTTTTTGTTTTTCGTCGGGTCGTTGAATAGTTCTTGGTTGGCTTCGATTAATAGGAACAATCCTTTTGCTTTAAAGGAGATGCCAGAATGTTGTAAAACACGTCTGGAAAGACCGCCATAAAAAAAGGAATCCATAAAAAAGGAATTACGATCTTCATACAATTTAATTTTTGAATCTTGTTTCATAAAACACCTCACAAATTGCTTGGAGGAGGCTTCGATGCTAACCCAAAGAAACCACCATCATGGTTAAAGGAAGAGGGTTTGGGGGATGTGATGGCATCCCCCTTTTAACGGTCTGGCCGGACCGCACCCCTGGAAGATCTATAATATAATATATTATAGGAGAAAAATAAAGGGGTGATTTATATTCCTATATACAGCAATTCATAAATATAATCAGGCTCCAATCCAAACCAGTTCATGCAAATATCATAGTCAGGATCTCCATTTGAGATGCTTTCTTCCAAAGCTATTTTTGCATCTCGGATTAGATTCTGAGCTTCATTTTCTGACATACCATCTCGACTCATCAGGATTTCTTTGATTGTTTTTCTATGCATTTTATTCCCTCATAAATTTGCTCATCATTTCGTTGGCATCTTCCTGTTCCATCCCTCCAGGATCACCAATAATTATCTCCTGCCGCGCTTCCATCCCTCGGAAGTTTAGATCAGCTACTAATTCTTTACCCTTGATGATTGCTTGTGGATCATCATCAAACAAGACAATCAATCTTCGATCACCTCCTTTCCTTTTCATTTTACAAATGGCGCGGACTTGCTGAGATAGATATTCAATGCCAAATACACAGACGGCTTGTTTTCCCAGCCGCCAGACATCTGTGATTCCCTCAACCACAATGACGGGCTTTGCCCAATTACACTCTGGATGACAATATAAGATATGCTGGTGACAAATTAACTCCCGATCAAGCGGACAGGCTTTGTATTTTGGTTCTACTTTACTCGAAATAGTTCGGCCTTGGAAAGAAACCACTTTACCTTCCCAGATAATTGGAGCTATGATCCTCCATTTATAATCGATTCTCCCCAGTTTAGCGATAGGCCCTGTACACAGTATTCCCCAATTTTTTGAAAGGGAATCTGGCGTGAAATTTCGCGAAGTAAGATATATTTTATGCTGAGGCAATAATTCTTCTGCACCGGATGGGTATTTAAAGGCTTTTCTTCTGATAGATATTTTGGTAGTTGGGATCGTAGGCTTCATGCCGACATACTTACGGGCGAGTTCCCGTACCTGGGATTCTGGGGTATTGCTTAATTTGCTGAGGGTTTTATAAATAGGGTGTTTTCCACAGCGCCAGCATCGGGCAACTCTGCCGTCGATCGGGATACCTAAATGGTAATTTTGCGACCCCTGGCAAAATGGGCAGTGCATATTTACCCATCCAGTAGTACAGTGCTTATTTCCGCTGCTTATAAATTCTATTCCAAGTTGTGAGAGTAATCCGGGTATATCCATTTCAGCCTCAGTATTTTATTTCGTAAGGGTATTTTGATCTGTATTGGCCCATCCTGGACGACAATGTTTATGCCCTGTCGTTTGATAAGGGATATGTAATTGATCAAGAACCGGTTGTATATTCATTTTCAACTACTCCTGTTCTATCAATTCCCGGTAAGTTTTCCATTCTTGTATAAATTCTTTTCTTCTTCTGCAAATTTCTTTATCTTTGCAGTCTATACAAAATACATTGTCCACATATCTACACCCGTTTTTATCAGATACGAATTTTGGAGCAGTGCAACTTTCCGGGGGATTCGGCATATGTCCTCCTAATTTACTTGGTATTTCTACTTTTTTGTCTTTTCTACGAGTTCTTATCATATTATTCCCTTTCCCAATATGGATTACATTGATCTCAATAATTTCCGCATCTCTGTGAAGGTTTTCCATATCTGATCCCATGTCCAGCCTTCCTTTCGAAGTTTGTCCTTGACTTTACCACGGCCTCCGTATCCCAAAAATTCACTTGGAGATTGAAATATCATCCAGACCAGGTATTTAATTTCTTCAGACCCGTTTTCTATAGCTGATTTGAAAATGATCCGATTTTCATGTGAGGATGAGAATGAATCGATGGTTGTTTGGGCATCTTCTGGGCTTTTGAGGTAATATTCATTTTGTTTTTTACAGTAATCTATCAAATGACATTTGATTCGGATGTACATAAACGTGGAAAGCCTTGCTTTTTTCGGATCGTATTTAGGTAACCAGGTAGCGTAGGCAAGTGAAGCTTCCCCGATTAAATCGTCAATAGGCAATCCCGTTGTTTTGTTAAAAGACCAAGCTATTTTTTGTAT